GGAAATGCTAGAAGAGCAAGGCATGTACGTCGGATCGCGTACTTTGCTGGCTGTACCGGATGGCGGTACGTTTGGCTTTGCCTCACCACCAGCTAACAGCCTTGTGCGGCAGGCGATGATTGATAAAGTCGATATGATGCTTCAGCTTGGCGCACGTCTCATGCAGCCGGGCAGCTCGGCAAAGACAGCGACCGAAGTAGCCGGCATTCGTGAGGCACAACATTCGGTGCTAAGCCTAATCGCGGCTAATGCCAGCGAAGCGTACACGCAAGCCTTGCAATGGGTGGCGACGTATATGGGCATTGCGCCGGGGCCGGAGATGGATGAGATCAGCTACGAGATCAATCAGGACTTTGTCTCACCTGATGCAAGTCCGCAGGAGCTACAGCAAATGATGCTTGGCTTCGTTCAAGGCACGATTCCAAGCACTGATTACATTCGCTTTATGCAGCGTGCTGGTGTGTTCGATGGTGAAAAGCCAATCGAGGATTATCAGGAAGAAATCGACACCGTATCGGTTATGCCGGGGCAGTTGCGATAGATGGCACGCAGCCCGAGACAGCTAATTGAGCAGGCCACACGTCACGCCGCGCATTTAGAGCGGCTAAAGACGCAAGATATCAACGAGCTTGTTGAACTGCTAGAGGATATCAACGGCGAGATTCTTAATCGCTTAGGCCGTTTTGAGATTACTGAATTTTCACGCAGCCGATTAGAGTCGCAGCTAACCGCGCTTGGGCAGATTATCGACGAGCGCATGAATGGCGAAATGGTGCCGCGCATTCTGACGCAGGTGCAGGAGCTGGCGCAGTATGAGGCGGGCTTTGAGCAGCGCAGCTTGCAGGCTGGCGTTGAGCTGGAGTTTAACTCGCCAAGCGCTGAGCAAGTGGCAGCAGCGGTGGCAACACAGCCTTTGACCATGCGCGGGCCTGATGGCGGGCAGTTGCTGGAGCCTTTCGTTAGGAACTGGAGCGATGGTGTTAAGAACTTAGTGACGTCTAACGTTAGATCAGGCTATGCACAAGGCCTAACAACGCCGCAGGTTATTAGCGGATTGAGGCGCGATGGTTTTGGCTTTGTTCGCGTTGAGCGCAACATGAAAACCGTAGTGCGCACCGGATTACAGCACGCGGCGAATCAAGCACGGCAAGCAACGTGGCAAGCGAATCAGGATATCGTGCGCGGCGTGCGGTGGACTTCAACGCTGGATCGGCGTACCAGCACAATATGCCAGTCGTTAGACGGACAGGTTTTCGGCATTAACGAAGGGCCTCGCCCGCCTGCTCATCCGAACTGCCGCAGCACAACCGTTGCCGCGTTAGATGAGCGCTTTGACGTCTTAGACGAAGGCGCGACGCGGTTTAGCCGTGATCCGCAAACTGGCAGAGCACAGGTTGGCGAGGTATCAGCAAATCAAACCTATTACGGCTGGCTGAAAACGCAACCGGCCAGCGTGCAGGACAGCATTATCGGGCCAACACGCGGCAAGCTGTTACGCGATGGCGGCATTAGCTCCGAGCGGTTCCGTGAGCTGCAATTAGATCGAAGTTTCCAACCTGCAACGCTTGAGCAGATGCGAGAGCTAGAACCGGCAGCTTTTGAGCGTGCCAACATTTCCATTCCAGACAGTGAGGTGTAGACCATGAGCGAAGAAAACGAGCCAGTTGAACCAACCACCGAACCAGCAACCGATCCAGCACCGACGCAGCCAACGGTTGACGTGGCTGAGATCGAGGCAATGAAGGAATCCATTGCTAAGCTGGAGCGCAAGAATCAGGAGCTGCTTGAAGAAAAATCAAAGACCAAGCAGGAGGCTGAGAAGGCGGCAATGGAAGCGGCGAAAAAGTCTGGCGACATGGAATCGCTAGAGAAAAGCTGGCAGCAAAAGATGGAGGCCACCGAGACTGAGTTGCGCAATGAGATCAAAGCGTATGAGTCGATGATGGAATCTATCACCAGCGGAGCCGAGGCGCGGAAGCTGGCGAGCGATCTTGCATTGCCGGGGCATTCCGATCTGCTATTGCCCCATATCGAGAAACGGCTAAAAACTGAGTTCCGCGATGGCAAACCACAGGTTCGCGTGCTGGATAAGGATGGCAAGGTATCAGCGATGACCGTTGATGACTTGCGTGCTGAGATCACCGGCACCGAAGTGTTTGCTCCGATCCTTGCAGGCAGCCGTGCTAATGGCGCCGGACAAGCTGGTAAATCCGACGGTGGCAAAGTGGCTGACAAGAAGTTCACTGACTACAACGATCAGGAGCTGGTGCAGTTGCTTCGCGAGAATCCAGACGAGTACAAGCGAATCAGGGACGAGCATTACGGACGTTGACTCTAAAAGCTCCTAGTGTTATAAGGGGCATATAAGGCTAAAACAAGCCAGCGGCTTGTAGCGGTCTGGGCCTGCGGCCCGCAGTAGATAACTTTCTGCTGGGGCCGTTTTTTTTGGTACCCAGCTAAACAAAAGCAAGAGGTGCCGACAATGGCTTCAGTTCAACTCTCCGACATCATTGATGTCACAGTATTTCAGGATTTGCCGCCAGTTGACGGCCCTGAAAAAACCGCTTTTTATGACTCGGGCGTTATCGTCCGCAACGCTTTGCTGGATCAGGTAGCGCAGGCTGCCGGTAAGACTGGCGAGCTTCCTTTTTGGAAAGACATTGATCCGACTGACGGGCCGAACCTTTCCGACGACACCAGCGACACCAGCACGCCTTTCAAAATTACGCAGGGCGAGCAGATTGGCCGCAAAGCATTCTTGAATGCTAGCTGGTCTGAGACTGACCTCGCGGCTGAGCTTGCGCTTGGTGGTGATGCCATGACTCGGATTCGCGCACGGCTTGATGCTTACTGGCGTCGGCAGTGGCAGCGTCGTTTGGTTGCATCGCTCAATGGCGTGCTTGCCGACAACGTAGCCAACTACAGCAGCGACATGGTTGTTGATGTTGCCGTTGATAGCGCAACTTCCAGCTCCGTGTTCACGCGCAGCAACTTCACTGCGGCTGGCTTTACGCTTGGCGATTCTTACGATGAGCTTTCGGCGTTGGCGGTTCACAGCGTGGTTTACAAGCGCATGGTGGACAACGACGACATCGACTTCATTCCTGATTCACAGGGCCAGATGACCATTCCTACTTTCCTTGGTCATCGCGTGATTGTTGATGACGGCCTGCCGGTTGATGAGAATGGTGCCAACGATCCGAAGTACACGAGTGTACTGTTCGGTGCTGGCGCGGTTGGCTTTGGCGAAGGTACGCCGAATCTGCCAATCGAGGTAGAGCGCGAGGCTTCACAGGGCAACGGCGGTGGCGTCGAAATCCTGCACAGCCGCAAGACCTACCTGCTGCATCCGTTCGGCTTCAAGGTTGACGACACGCCTTCAGGCGCTTCGTTCACGCTGACCGAGCTGGCTGCTGCTGGTACTTGGGATCGTGTGGTTGATCGCAAGAATGTGCCGATGGCCTTTCTCGTAACCAACGGCTAGAGCCTGAAAAGCGCCGTCAATAGTGGCGGCGCTTACCTTACACGGAGGCAGTGATGGATCAGAAAGACTTAATCATGAAGGCGGTTGTTATTGACCAGCGCCTCGCTGATGAAAAGCGCCAGCAAAAAGCAGATGCGCTTAAGGCGCAGCTTGAAGCGCTAGAGCCTGCCAAGCCAAAACGGCGGACGCGCAAGGCACCAGCAGAGGCGGTTGAGGTCGATCAAGATGCCGAATAAAGAATACGCCAAGCCGGGTAATCCGCGCTTTAACTGGTGGTGGATTCAGTATCGCCGCCGCAAGCGCCAGCAAGCGCAGGAAAGCTGATGCCACTTGAGATTGGCAAGCGCTACCGCATCAAAGGCCAGATTGTTGCGATTAGAGATAGCAATGCGCAAGATCGCAAAAAGGCCGCGATCACAAGCGACGAGCGCGTGATTAACTTCGGGCAAGACGGAACACGAGTTCGCCCGGGTACTGATGCAGGCAACGCCTATTGCGCACGATCTGCTGGCATTCGCACGCCGGAGGATCGCCTAACACCAAATGATCTAGCGCGTGCAGATTGGCACTGCGTTGGATCAGTAAGCAGAGAGGAAGGGCCAAGCCCGATAGACTAATGCCAGCACAGCGATGCACAAGAAACGGACGACGCGGCTGGAAATGGGGCCAGAGCGGTACGTGTTACGTAGGCCAAGGCGCTAGAGCCAGAGCCGAACGGCAGGGCCGCGCAATTCGCGCAGGTGGTTATCGTGGTTGATTTTTACACGCTACCGGGCACGCCTTCTGATGTGCTTACCAGCGAGCAGGTGGGCACGCGGCGGATTGCGACTGAAAATCGAGATACTTGCTTTTATGAAGGCCGGCAAGGATTCGCGTTTTACGAATTCGACATTGCTGGCAATCAAAGCACAGTGATTAAAGTGGTATCGCCGGTCGATACGCTGGTAAAGCAATTCGCGGTCAATTTGCTGTCATCTGAAATGCGCGTGGAGCTAGTGGTTGGCGGAACTGAAAGCGGCTTGTTTGATACGGAAATACCAACGCGGCCTGTCAATTCCATGTCGGATGTGGGCGATTACACTTTAGGCGTGAGCTTTGACACTGGCGGATCGCATACTGGTGGCGACGTTGTAGATTTACTGTTGCTTGACGCAACATTGCAGGGCAATAGAACGCAAACAGCCACAGCGACCGAAGACGCGCCGTTTGGCTTTGCAGCAGGTACTTTTTATATTCGCTTGTCCAATACGGACAACTCGACCGCGCAAGGCATTTTCCGTGCGCGATGGGAGGAAAGGCCGTGATTGTTGTTGGTGAAAATTCTTACGTTACGAGACAGGATCTGATTGACTACGCGGCAGCACGCGGGATTACGGTGGCCGACGCGGCAGAAACGGATGTGCTGCTGATACTGGCTAACGACTTTCTGGAAACTTACGACGGGCGCTTTGTTGGCAGCCGAGCAGAAGCGGATCAGTCGCAAGCATGGCCGCGACAGGGTGCAATCATTCGCGGCTTTGAGGTGCCTGATGACGAAGTACCTGTTTTGGTTGAGCAGGTGCAGATGGAGATTGCGCTGGATATTAACGCAGGCGTTGATGTGTACAACCGCACGGATCGCCAGCACGTTACACGCGAGCGCGTTGATGGCGCGGTTGAGGTGGCATATGCCGAGCCAAATGTTGTGTCGGCACGCATTCAGCAGAGCAAAGCGCTGATGATCCTGCGCCAGCTTACCGGTGGCAAGATGATTAATTTGGAGCGGCGATGAGCTTCTATGCTGACCTGCAATCAACAGCATCACGGCTGCTTGAGCAGTTCGGGCAGGTTGTGACGTTTACGCGCACCACGGGCGGCGGCATTGATCCTATTACGGGACAAGACACCACCACGACTGAAGCGCTGGAAACGGTTGGCGTATTGCGCCGCTTTCCTGACAACCTGATCGACGGCACGCGGATTCAGGCAACGGATCGCGAGCTGGTAGTGCGTGCAACTGACCTGACGCCGGTGATTAGCGATACGGTTACCGTGAATGGCGAAGAGTTCACGATTGAAGAGATCAACACCAGCACGCCAGCGGGTACTGACTTGGTTTACTTCGTGAGGGTGCGGCGATGAGCTTTACTGTTGACATTACGCGCTTTGCTGAGCAGACAGAGTCAACGCTTGATGAGGCGACGCGGGCGGTGCAAATATCGTTGTTTAGTAGCGTGATTCAAGATACGCGCGTTGATACCGGTCGGTTAAAAGGCAACTGGCAGACCAACGTTGGATCGCCTATCACCACCGAAACGGATCGGCTTGATCCTAACGGGACAGAAGCCGAGCGCGAAGTGCGGCAGACGGTGACCAGCGGCGACGTGGTTTATTTCACCAATAACCTGCCATACGCCGAAGTCTGGGAGCAGGAGGACGGCATGGTTCGCCGGAACATGGCGCGGATTGAGCGCACAGTAAACGAGGTGGCTCGCGATGTCCGTCGTTAAGATAGATCAGGCATTCGTATCGAGCTTCATCGCGGCGAGCTTTGGGCTGGATATCGCGCACGAGAACCTGCCGTTTGAGCCGGTCACCGGCACGCCGTATGCAGAGATTAAGACCTTGCAAAACGACGTCACGGGCTATGACTTGTCAGCGTTGAACTTAACCGATGGCGTGTTTCAGGTAGTGCTGCGCTACCCAGCAGGCAGCGGCGCTATCACACCGAAAATCAAGGCGGATGAAATCATCAACGCCTTCCCGATTGGTTCGCTTGTCACTTATCAGGGGCAAGCAGCGACCATAATGAGCCAGCAAAGACAGCCCGGCGTCGCCGAGGCTGGCTGGTATTCCATTGTAATCACGCTCGGATACCGGGCTAAACTAGCAAGAGGTAATGCAACATGAGCATTTCAGGAGCTTTCACTAGCGCCGGTACTACTATCGGCATTGTCAACGATTTACCGACCACGTTTGACGACGAGGCCACCGATGGCTTTCCGGGTTTGACTTATGTCGAAATCGGCGAGGTCACCGACCTTGGTGAGTTTGGCCGCGAGTATTCGCTGGTCACGCACAATCCGCTGGGTGATCGCAAGACTGTAAAGCGCAAGGGCAGCTACAACGACGGGCAGGTTTCCATGTCAGTCGCGCGTGTGCCTGATGACGCTGGTCAGGCTATTGCAATCACTGCGGTTGATAGCGACACGCCGGTTTCCTTTGAGGTCACTTTGCAGGACGGCACCAAGCTGTACTTTGCCGGTGTGGTTATGAGCTACACCACGAACGTCGGCTCGGTTGACCAGATCACTTCGGCGTCTGTGATGATTGAGATCACCACCGACATCGTTGAGGTGGCTGCGGCCTAAATCCGGCTTAGCCGGTAGGCGGGGATCGTGTCGCTGTCCGCGATCCTTGCCGTTTATTTGCTAGAATAGACAGCGACCTAATAACAGACAGCATGAGGATGACAGCATGAAACTGACAGACATCGACACAATTGCAGGTTCGGATACTGGCGCTAAGTTAGAGCTTCGGCATCCTGCCACCGGTGAAAAGCTAGAAGGAAGCTGGATTAAGCTGGCTGGGCCTGATAGCAAGATCGCCAAGCAGCGCCGGGCGGAGATTCGCCGCAAGATGCGTCGCACTGGCCGGCAGGGATTGGATTTTGATGCACTGGAGGCCGAAGCCGCAGAGACCCGCGTGGCAGTCACGTTGTCGTGGGGTGGCATTGAGCTAGAGAACGGTGCGGTTAAATGCACGCCTGATAACGTGCGCAAGGTGTACGAGGACTTTCCTTGGATTGCCGAGCAGGTGGATGAATTCCAAGGTGATCGCGCAAATTTTATCGGGAGCAGCTCGAAGTCTGCCGCCAGTACGTCAGATTCAGAGCTTGGTTAGATGCGACGCCTGAGAAAGCAAAGCAGCCACGAGGCAAAGACTATCAGGGCAGCTTTCCTGACTTGGGCGAGATGCCGGAGCTGGTTGAGTATTTGTACGAAGCCGGGCCGTTTGAGTACGGAGGCATGGGGCCGGTTCCGCTATCTTGGCAAACGCTCTCGGCGTGGTCTGAGGTTAGCGGAATCGAGCTTGATGCTTTTGAGTCGACCGCCATACGCGAGTTAAGTATGAGCTACGTCGACCAATTGGAGCGGGGCAAGAATCCAACCTGTCCTGCGCCATGGTTGGATGAGGAGCAGGTGAATCGTGAGCAGATAAGCGATAAACTGCTAACTAGCTTCAGGGCTTTTAACGAGCGAAGGAAAAAGCGCAAATGACGAACATAGCACGCTTACAGATCGAAGCCGATAGTCGCCAAGTCAGAACCGCATCACGCGATCTGAACAACTTGGGGCGCAGCGGCAATCGGTCTGGGCGTGATATGCGTCGCTTTAGCGATCAGACCAGACGCGCCACACAAAGCACGCAGGGGCTGTCTAACGCCGCGAGAACGCTAACGCGGGTGTTAGGAGCGGTTGGTATTGGATTGTCTGTTAGAGCGCTTCAGCAGTTCGTCAACAGCACCACCGCTGCGGCCAATGAAATCGGCAAATTATCGACCGTTACTGGCATCAGCACGGATCGTTTGCAGGAGCTTGGCTTTGCTTTTGGGAAACTTTCCAGCGCTACAGATCAGCAGATCAATCAATCGCTTCTACGATTTACGCGCCGACTTGATTTGGCACGTGATGGTGCTGGTGCAGGGTTAAAAGCATTTGAAAAGCTAAACATCGGCTTAGAGCAAGGCACTACTGCTGCGCTAGATCAAACCATAAGAAAGCTCACAGAGATGGCCGAAACTCAAAGCATTGTCGGCGAAGCATCGCAAGTCTTCGGTGATGAGACAGGCCCATTACTGGCTGCGGCTATGCAGCAAGGCACCAGCGCCATAACAGATCAAATTTCCAGAGCTAGTGATCTTGGAATTATTTTAGAGGCTGAGCTGATTGCTAACGGCGAAAAGATGGCCGATACGTTCACGGAAACAAGCCGTGTATTGCAGGTTACTTTCCAACGTGCCGTATTAGAAAACGCTGACGCGATTATTGGCCTGAGCAATGCGCTCAGCGACATGATCCAATTCATATCTGAGAACATCCGTCTATTCCAAGCGCTAGGCGTTGCGCTGACAACGCTGGTTGGGATTAAGCTCGGCGCATGGGCGTTAAGTGCCGCCACCGGCCTGCGTGGCCTTGCGGCTGCCGCTGCGCTTTTGACAGGGCCGGGTGCGGCAATCATTGCATTGGGCGCGGTGCTTGGCGCTATTGCTAATGATATGGAAAAAGCAAAAAACCGCACCGACGAGTTTGCCAACAGCCTTCGCGGCTTGACGATGACGCAGCTTGAAAACCATCTTGCAGAGCTTAAATCGGAGCTTGCATCAACGGTTGCGGCTTACGATCAACTCAATATCCATGCTGGCCCAT